AGCTCAAGGGCGATAGCGCAGGAAACAACGTCGGTGTATTCTTCGTCCAACTTATCCAGGTAGATCGTTCCGTCCTCTTTAACCGGGTTATCTCCCCGCAAAACTCTGGCGAGTTTCAGGGCGCAGTGAGCCAACTCCATGCACTCCTCTGCTAGGGCTTCATAGCAGGCAGCGTAGCCTACCATGGCCGGGAAATCTCCCCAGCATTTCATTTTATCCGGGATATTCATTTTGCTCTCCTTTCTAAACTGGTCGATTTCGGCCAGTTTAACCGTGTCGATTTCAACACGGTTACGTGTTAGTTGTCATTCTATCCCCGGCGGTTCCGGCAGGAGCATCCAGTGGGTGGGATGCAAGCCACGCGCCACGTTATCCAGCACCCAGACGCCTGCTGCAAGCATACCTTGGAAAACAACATTTCCATCACTACACAGGATAAGCTCTCCTTCGGGCGGATTTTCTTCCGCTACCGGAATCCACCTCATCTTTTCCAGCGCCTCCAGAATCGTCTTGTACGCCTCCCTCGCTCCAGGCATGGGAGTGTTGTCTGCGTGGCGTTGGAGCCACGTCCTTGCTTCGTCAATCGTCATTTGGTACCTCCATTTTCGCGCCGCAGTTGGGAGTTCCAGATGAATCAACCCGTTCTCTTTTGATTTCCTTCTCGACTGTTCTTTCGTCGATAGCTTGCTGGACCGTTTGCAGGAATCGCTCCCACTGCTCGATGTCCATTTTGTCGATGATGGATTTGGGCGGGCACTTGGCGTATGGCTCGACGAAGTCTTTGATATCTCGCTCCATACACCACAGTGTCCTATCGCTAACGTAGGGCAACAGCGGGCCGATGAAATCCATAACAAGCCCCGGCATGTAGGTGTGACGGCCCAGGCTGTATCGAACCGCGCAGTTTAAGACGGCCCCGAAGTTGCCATTTTTTAGATCGATGGTAGGTTTAGTTTGCATGGCTCTTCTCCTTGTCCATCTTGGAACCACATTTTGGACAAAATAGCATCATGGATAGATCTACCCACTCGGTTTGTATGCCATCGGTCCGCTTCATCCCTGCTAGGCACTCGCTGCATGTTGTCCCATCGCCAACCCGCACCCAATGCCCCCGCCGCACCGGGGCCACATCAACGACAGGTTGGCTTTCCACTAGGCTAACAACCCTCTCTGTGTACCATTCACTTCCGAATAGCTGTCTAGCCTTTCTTATCAGGGCCACTTTCTCTATATACTCAAACATCTACCTCACCTAATTTCCGCAGAATCGGTCTGCCGCACCATGGGCAGAAATTTATCAATCCAGCCCAGCTCCCGTTGAATGGTTTGGAGCAACGGGAGCACCAACCGACTAGGTTGTTTCCGTATTCCTTCCGTTGTTCTTTTGTTGGCGGTTCCATAATGGCCTCACCATCACGGATGTTTGCATACTCTTCTCTTGCCCTGTTGTATCCTGCTTCCCAAGCTCGATTCCAAACCAATTCTGCGTTTTGCTCGGCTTCGCGAAGCGCAAACTCTCGAATTTTATTATCCATTTCCGTTCCCCCTCACACAAAAATCTTCGGCGGCTTGGGCATTTCCTGAGAGATTGGCCGCCATAGGTGTAGACAGTATGGATGATTGTTCACATACTCGCTCTTGGGCGGGTGGTACTGCACGACCGCCTCCTCATCCTCAAAGAATATATCCTTGATAGCGCACATCTCCGCCCAGGTGGGTGGCGTTGCCCGTTTGCGGTTGCAGGGCGACACACTGACGTGCTCCCAACCCCCGCCATTGCTGGCGATGCAGAAAAACGATCTTCCGCCGACATAAACCTTGAAAGCACCGTTACCAGCGTCGCCGGGTCCGCCGTGGATACGGTACCCAAAATCCCTGTCTCGGTATTTGTCCAGGGTGTGCAAATCTTTCATTCTGCATCCCCCATCTCCTGGAAGAGCCGGGACGGAGTAGCCGCCTCTTGGCCGACGTATTTCCCAACGTATTCATCCAAAATCTCGCCACACACGGTGTGGTAGTAGATTTGGCAGATTTCCATGCCAGGGTACACTCTCACAGGTTCTGTTGCCACCATTTCGAGTGTCCACCGCCCACGGAATCCAACATCCCCAAACCCTGCTGTGACGTGGACACCCAGTCCCAGACGCCCCACAGAGGAGCGCCCAACCAGCATGGGGACCAGGTTCCGAGTCTCGGTCCATTCCTCCGTGGACGCGATGTACACGCGCCCAGGTTTCAGGACGTAGCCCTCTGGCGGGATAATAAGCTCCCGCGTTCTGTTGTCCCGTTTGGGGTCCAACACCGCCTCTGCGTAAACCAGCATCCGATCCAGCAGACGCAGATTGTAGCTGTTCGGGCCGAGCTGCTGGTCGTTGTAGGGGTGGATGATGATATCCCCTTTGGACATGCGCTGCCGGATTTCGTTGCCCGACAGAATACCGTATTGGTTCAATTCATTCATTTGTTTTCCTCCTATGCGGGACACAAGGCCCCGCGATTGTTAGATTTTAGATTAAATGTCGAAGCCGAAGCAAACACCGCGGCTGTGGCTGGCGTCGTTGTTGCCGCTGTTGCCGCCGTCGGTCACAGTGCAAAAGTACGCGGGGTCTTCCGCATGCGGGGATGCCAACCAGTATGGAAATGGGACGCCGTTCAGCGTTTTAACCCGGTTTTCCTTCTCAGAGTAACGATGGAGTACTTCGCACAATTCTTCATTCCCGTAGTTGTTTTTTCCAAAGACTTCCTTCTCTCGCAACAATCGGAGCGGCTCAGTTACAACTTCTTGCAAATCGTACGGCAACAAGCGGAAGAGCTTGCCCAGATATGCCTCCATCGTACTCAACTGCTCACCGTTTTTTGCTTTCCGGTTCTCATTCATGCAGTGAGTATCTTCGAGCAGGTTTTTCGTAAAAAACGTTGCGCTCCTATGCCCTGCACGTTCACACACCAGCGTGACTTTTTCGCCAGTTTTCAGCACAATGTCGATCTCATCGCCAACATTCAACGGGTTAGAAGCGGACTCAATATCGTCCTTCAGTTCCTTCCATGTCGTTTCCAAGGTGCAGTTTTTCTTGATTTCGATCATTGGTTTTCCTCCTTTTTCGTGGGTTCACGGAAATGGTTACTTCTCCCATTCCACGACTTCCACGCCAATCTCCCGGCGTTCCCAAAATTCGTGCGACACCTTCCTGTACCAGCGGCGGTTATCGTCCGGCAAAATCCACCCTTTCAGTGCATCGACGATCATCTTCCCCAGGACGGCGTGATTATCTACATCAAGCCCATCATCCCAGTAAAACACAACCTGCACGGGCGTTTTTACCAAGTCCTTCCGCACCCTAGCCCGTTTCAGGGCTATAACGGTCAGCAGGTGGATATCATCGGCATCACGTTTCCGTGCGTGGTAGTTTTTTCCCGCATAGTAAGCGTTTAGACTAAATCGTTTGTTCCACGCCGTCATACCCCGCTTGGTTTCCGGGTAGGGGATGGTAAAAAACGCCACCCGTCTAGCCTCGTTCACTGCGCCACCTCCCGGAATCTACGCAATACCTCTTGCCTCTGCCGCTCCCAGTCTACCGGCGTAGGTGGCGTGTAGTCAGCAGATTTCTTCTTCGTCCCGGCCTGCTGCATCAGGATAGCTTTGGTTTTCTCCATGTCGGCCTTGATATCCTCCACCGTCCGCACCCTAGGCGGCAATGCCGCCGGTTTGGGTTCCTCCGGCATCTGTGGCAGAGCGGCGGCAAATGTTTTTGCCAACGCCTGCACGTCCTTGGGCAGGGCTTCAAAATCTCGCCTGCTCTGAGATTTGGCCCGAAAACTGCGTTGCAGGTTGGATGCAACCACGGACTGCACCGTTGCCTCATCCATCCGCGCCCACTCTCGCAACTGTTGGGGCGCGTGTACCACATCCTGGAGAATGGGCGGCAGTTTGGAAAACTCCTCCTCGGCGTTGTAGCTGCTGTTTCGCAGCGCCTTGGCGATATACGTCCACGCCTCCTGCTCCGTCATTTCGTCCGGGTTGCTGATTTGCCGGACTTTGGCTTTCACAGCCCCGATAGGGGGTGGAAAGGAATCGGTTTTCGTGGCGATCAAGCCCTTCACGGCGGCGGCAACGACAGCGTAATCATCACCAGCGAACATCTCTGCCCACAGGGCAACCACACTTTCAGCATCGGCCCGCTTCATATCCCGGTAATAGCTGGGATAGGCTGCTTTCAGCACGGACATGATAGCCAAGGTTTCAGTTCTATCCACTCAATCCACGCTCCTCGTTCAGCAATTCCAGGAATGGGTTTGATGTTTCAAACCCCGTTCCGCTCTTGGTAGGGGGCGTTTTACTGCCGCCCCGATCCTGTTCCTTGGACAACCACCGGTTGACAAATGCGTTGATGCCGCGTTTCGTTTTCCGTCTACTTGGGTTGGCATTCAACCAGCCAACCATACCCCGAAGCTGCTGTATCACGTCGACAGCAGGGTACAGGCCCGCCCATTCATGGCACTGCTCCTGGGAGATTGGGTAAAAACTCCCATCATTCAGCGGCAGGGAGATAACCGGCGGGGAGACGGTTTCCGGCTCCGCGCTATCTTCTCCGTCTATGTCTATATCAACGTCAGTGTCTATGTCTATGTCAGTGTCTATGTCAATGTCTATATCAAGGTTTTTTGGGTTTTGCTTTTTAAGGGTTGGGTTTTTTGGGTTTTTGTTTTCTGGTTTGCCTTTCTTTGGGCGTCCGCCGCGCTTCCCGTTTTCCCGTTGCTTTTCGATGTATTCATCGTGTGCGGCATCGTCTCGGTCAATTTGGGACCGAAGAACGACAAACGCAATTTTCTCTGTCCCTTTCAGGGGTGGGAATTCTTCGCCGTTGGCGTACTGCATGATTGCCAGGAATAGCCTCCCGCGCTCTTCATCATCTAGTTCTTTGGCTACGTCGATGAAATCCCGATAGATTTTTATGTACGGCAACATCTGGGTTGTTCCCTCCTTAGAGCCGCCCTATCAGAAGGGCAGCTCTCCATCATCTCCAGTCAGTTCATCGAACTGGTTTTCGGGATAGCCCCCGCTCGGTTGGTTGCTCCCGCCGCTCTTCGGCCCACAGAAATGAGCCTGCGACACGATCAACTCCGTCACCTGCCGATCGTTGCCATCCCGGTCGGTGTAGCCGCGAGTGTTCAATTCGCCCTCTACGACGATCTCCTGGCCCTTGCCAAAATACTTGCAGAGCATCTCAGCGGTGCCGCGCCAAGCCACACAGTTGAGGAACAGCTTGGTTTCCGTTTCCTTGTATTTGCGGCTCCAAGCCACCCGGAACGATGCAACAGCAACGCCGCTCTGGGTGTGGCGAAGCTCTGGCTGGGCCACTAAACGGCCCTGCAAAATCAAGTGGTTTACCATGATGGTATATCCTCCTTACAGTCTGTACGTTCCGGGCACTTCGTTGCGCTCGATGAACGTAGGAATCTCTTTTTTCTCCAGTAACCGACGCAGCTCGGCAGGCGTGTAGTACACCCTAGCGCCGATCTTAATCGGTTTAATGAATCCGCACTTGCAGATACAGTCAAGCGTTGCAACGCTAATTCTCAGGCTATCAGCCGCTTCCTTCTTGGTCAGCAGCAGGTTTTCCATTGTCCTTCCTCCTTTTCAGATGCCAGACCTTGCAGAGTGTTTTATCCAGGATGATACCGCCCGGCAGGTGGTACCGCTCGAAAAACTCACTATCTGGCATGGTGTGGGCCAACTGGTGCATCTCCGGGGACAGAGGCAAAACCTCCATCCCCTCGTGCACTATGTCTGTCCTATCTCGCCCTGTGCCCACCCGGTCGATATGGTGGAGCTGGGCCGGTCGTCCAGTAATGCAGCATTTTTTTGCCAGCAGACATTGATACAGGTAATCCCCAACATCGTCCACCATATCCAACAGCGGGAATCGTGTCGGAATGTCCCAATCAACGATGAATCGCACTAGGAAACGCTGAAACCCGCAAACCAAGGACATTGGAGCGTTGCTTAGGCTGAATATCTGATTGCCCATATCTTCCGTATCTTCCAGAAGATACTTTAGCTTCATGCGCTCCTTTGTCATATCCTTGCCCTCCCCGGTGTAGTCAGCAATTTCACCAAGGAGGGCGTAACAGGCTTTACGTTGCCTGTCAGATAGTGGTCTGCTATCAATGGGCTGCACCAAGCACTTCTTGTACTGCCGCTTAGTCATCAATTCCCAATCGCGGTAGGGCACCCGAATAACCAGCTCTGCCGTTCGTTCATCGTAATCAACGATACGGCCTTGCAGCACCTCTGTTGGCGTTCTCATCCGGCGCTTTCATCCTGTTGTTCTGCATGTTTCATGCAATCGGAACACAGGCACCGCCCGAATTTTTTCCGGCTGTAGTCAGCCAGGAAATTAGGGCTGAGGAGTTGCCCTTTTTTGGAGAACGTGGCGATAATATCACTACCGCACTGTTCACATTTTGGCAGAGTGGTTTGTTCTGCCGGTTCCGGGTTGTTGTACTTCGTCCGGCCAGCTTGCCAGTAAACATCCGCCCCAACACCCAAAGCTTTTGCTGCTACACTGATAGCATCAGTAAGCGCCATTTTGAAGCACTCGTCGCTGGTGTACATGCCATTCTTTTCCTTGGTGACGAACATCGAGCCACCAGTTCCAGGAACTCCGGCGCTAATCTCGCCGGTGTCCTTAGCAACGTAGTACAGCATAATATCAACGAATGCAGCAATCTCGCCGTTGGCTCCAGGCTGTAACGTTTTGTTGGTGATCTCGTATCTCCAACCGATACCACAGGGGCCAAACTGTTCCGTCAACGCCTGAATGCGCCACATGGGATTGATGTCCGTCATACCCTTCAACCGGCCGCCGCCGATATGTTTCTGGGCGTTTCCTGGTACCTCGCGCAATGCGTTGTACAGTTCCATGTTGTCCATCATTTCACCCCCAGACTACGCCGTTCCACCAGCCGCACACCGGGCGGGTCCAGCGGATGGTCTTCTTTCAGGTACCGCAGCAGATTGGCTTTGTTGATCTCCGGGGCGCGGTAGCGGACGAAATTGTCCTCTTGCCCGTTCAGACAGGCCCAGTTGATAAGGGCGTCTTCGTCATCTACCTCAACTGCCTTGCTGTTGCGGAAGGACACCACACAGCGGGGCGTCTGGAACTTCTGCCCATCCAGTGCCTCATCAAGCACAGCTTCCAGCCGCGCAACCTTGTTCTCTGCCACCCGGCGGCGCTCGGTGAGGGCCTGGGCCTCTGCTTTCAGGCCGCGCACATCGTCTTTCAAGTTCTTCACCAGGCAGGCGATATTCTCAATCTTCTGGTCCCGCTCCATTTGCAGGCCCATGAGTTCGTCCAGGTTGCTGATCTCCCCGGTCTCCGGGTCGGTGCCGTGGGCGATAGCCGCCAGGATAGCGGCGTCGATTTCATACAGGGTCATTGGTCAGTCCTCCTTCACGGATATACCCTTTCAGGGCGTCCAGCCGTTCCATCAGGTAGCGGTACAGCACATACTCGTGGTTTTTCTCCACCCAAGCAAAGAAATCATCAAAGTCAGCGGCGGTGAAAATCTTGATTTCGTCCATCGTCACTGGAATGTTGATTTCCATAGGAAACAGGGCGCTTCCGTTTTCCATTTGACAAATCCCGTCCTTTCTGGTACTATATCCATAGTTTTTTCTTTCCTTTGCCGCTTGCAGGGTTTCACCCCCCTGTGGGCGGCATTTTCATTTCCCAAGCTTTTCGGCCCACTTCCGCACCCGGTAAACCGTGACGCCGTACTGCCGGGCCAGTTTAGCTTTTGACCACCCAGCCCGAAGTCGGACGGCAAAGTGGGGTGGAATCGGGAACTTTTCCCGTGGGTTCTGCAAGTATTTGCAGTCATTCGGCCTGCACGTCTCGCGCGGGCATTTCAGGCAGATTTCAACCAACTCCGGGTTTTCGCCCTTACGGTACGGCCCACGACGTTCAGCACTACCCGCCTTGATATCCCGCCATGGCTTCTGAGCGGACACCGTGAATTCGTGCTTCATGGCATCACACCAACCGCAGCGGGATACCGGCGTTATGCAGGGCGGCGTTGATGTTGGCCTTGCGCCGGTTGCGGATACGCTTCCGCCGGGCGTCCCGCGCCTTGCGGACTTCCTCGTCACGCCGACGCTTGGCGTTCTTCTCCAGCGTGGGGCTGATAGCCCGTACCAGGGCCTCGATATCAGCCCATTCCCGCTCGGTGTTGCGGGTTTTGATTTCCTGTACAGTAGTCATTACTGTTCCCCTTTCATTCTGTTATTGTTTGCCTGCCGGATACAATGGCATCGTCTCCGATCCATGCCTCGCCCGTTATCGTGGTGAAACCGTAGACCTCGGCGTTTCCGCCAACCCAGGCACGCTCCTTGATTTTCGCCCGTTCGTATACCCAGGCGTTTTCGCAGACGATAGCATCATCGGAAACACGCGCATAATCAAACACGCACGCGCCGTCGTATATCCAGCACATTCCTGCATGGGACAAGTTCTCGGTGGACTGAACAAATCCCCCTTTGTCCCATTCCTTTACGTCCCCAAACGATACCGCAGCACGAATGCGATACAGCTTTTTATCGCCGATTCGTTTAACCTCATCGGTCAGCACATATTTCCTTCGCGTTTCCTACACCAGCCTTTCAGCAGGCCATCCAACGGGCCAAGTTGATGATAGGTACTACATGGTACCGCTTCGCCCGTCCAACGGGCTTCATGGGAAAGTCTCTACTCTCCCGCAAGGTCTGGGGCTTACACCCCACCAGTCGGGCGGCTTCTGCCACCGTGATCGTCTCCCGCTCAGGAAACAGTTCCCGGAGACGGGTCAAGTGGTCGTGAAATGTTGCTTTTTCCACTTTCCTTCCCCCTTTCCTTGTTGTAAGCCATGTAGCGGTCGATCTCCCGTGCTACTTCGTACAGCACTTGCAGTGCGTACAGCTTACCTTCCGGGTCGGCGTTTTCCAGCCTGGTTTTTGCGTGGGCCAGGTCCTCTTGCAGGACTTTCAGATAGGCCGGGTCAGGTTTCTTCGGCCCGTCGGTATCCTCACCCTTGAACACCAGCCACTTGTCCCACACGATGAAGGACAGTGTGACTTCCGCATAGCTGTTCTCAGCGTGTTCCCGGATGGTGTAGGCGGTAACGTCCTCGATCTCCGTCCCATCAACCAGGACGGCAACCTTGCCGTTCTCTGGTTTCACTACAAACTTCTTCGCCATGGTATCACCTCCTTTCAGCTATCTTTCGTTTCCTCATCGGTGAACAGATACTCAAGGCGGAGGCTAGGGAAAAATGTATCCCTGATTTTGAAAGCGTCTCCGATGCTAAAGGCATTGGTCCCGGCAATCTTATTGTCTACCGTCTTGGAACTGCAACCGATCAAATGCTGAATGTCAGCTCGACGCACGCCGTGGCGCTTCATCTCGCTTTTTAGATTCCAAAGCATTTACTCACCTCCGTTTTGTGTGCAATTGCGTTTGCTATGGTCTTAGTATACGCGCAATTGCGCACAAAGTCAACCCCTTTTAGTAAAATTTTTGCGCAATTGCACCGATTTTTTACTTGACATTCCAGGCGCGGTATTGTACTATACAAGTACAGGAGGAAACCGAAAATGACTAAAGAGGAGCAGTTAAAAGCGATTATTTTGACCAAATACAAGAGTATTAACGCTTTCGCAGTTTCGCTGAATATATCGCCGTCTACTATAAATTCTGTTTTGCGGAGAGGCATAGATGGTGCAAGCATCCAGGTGATGTTGAAAGTGTTTGATGCCCTAGATTTGGACATAGAAAGCGCAAGAACGGATACACTAAAAGAAAAGAAAAAAGATCCTCCCGCCCCGCAATCTGCGAGACAGAAGGACCTTGTAACGAAGGAAGAGGTCGAGGCTGTGTTAGTCGGCCTGGGTATCACCAAGCCGGGTGAACACATCACCGACGCTGATCTGGACTTCCTCTCTAGTGTTGTCGTTCTGATTCAAGCATGGTTTAACAATAAGGGCAAGCAGGGCTAACACCCTGCGCGGCTCTTGGCACCGGTTGATGATTTCCGTCAATCGGTCGTTGTTTCCGTAGGTTGTAGTCATGTTATCCTCCCATTTTTCGCGGCGAGTAGGCGGTTGTACAACATCCGCAGCTCTCTGTCTGTCAGGCCATCAAGGATAGCCTGAATCTTCCCCAGCAACAGTAAGCGATCCATCCCTATACCTCCATTATATCCGATTGCGTTCTGGTGTAAACGCGGGGCGCGGGGTGGTTTGTGAAATCCCTTCCCCGCTCGTCCCTTTCCCAATTTTCCTTGGATTACCATAACATGGAAGGTGTGGAATATCCATTGCAAACTACGCAAGGGGCCTTTCAACATTTTGCATCCCCCTTGCAATGAACGGAGATGTAGAAACGTGGGTGATGATGGTGGAAAATTTGCCAAGGCAGCAAAGGAGTTGAAGGAAGAAACAAGAGTAACACTAAGAGAAATTGCCGCTACATGTAACAGCTCCGAGAGTATGGTGAGCCGTTATATCAATGGGCAATCCGAACCGCCGCCGGACATTGCGGACGCAATCATGCACATGTTGAGGGCGGAGAAAGCGGCGCAGGACGAACGCGCCATGAGAAACAATACCACCCTGGCCCAGTTAGAGGAATCACAGAACCACCTAGAGGAAGCTTATAAGCAGCGCATCGCAGGGCTGTTGAAGCACCTGGAATACGAACGAAAGCAGAAGCGTATATTTTCCGTTGCGCTTTTGGCTACCCTATTCGGGGCTATTGTGTTCCTGTTGATCGACATATTCAACGGCGGACTGGGTTGGGTGAGGTACTGAGTTCCCAATGCCGCCGGAGGGCGGCAATAAATATATTTGGAGGTAAAAATGAATAAAAGAGTCTTAGCAGGCCTGACCGGTACCCTGTTGATGCTGTCCTTGTGCGCCTGTGGGAGCAGTGGCAGCACGACGGATGCACCGGCAGCAGATTCCAAGCAGGCAACCCCACCTAGTTTGGTGGGCGAATGGGAAGCCAAACTGTCCGATGAGGTGAGCCAGAAAGCCACCATCACCGACGATTCCATCACGGTCGATTGGGTGGTAGATGGTGATTCTATGCTGTACTGGGCTGGTACCTACACCGCACCCACCACGGCAGATGAACCTTATACCTGGGATTCCCAGAACGACACAGAGCAGACTAGCACCGCGCTCATGGCATCCCCGGACGAAACCAAGACATTCACCTACCAGGACGGCAAGATCACTTATGACGTGACTGTGGACGGTAGCACCGTTACCGCCACCCTAGAGAAAGTGGATGGTGCCCAATGAAAAAACGTATAGCCGCTATTCTGTTCGGCTCTGCCCTGGCCCTGACATTGTGCGCCTGCGGCGGTGGTGATGCTGGTACGACAACTGATACCAACGAAAACAACGCAGAGAATACCACCCAGGCCGCTGACACTGCCAAGGACGAAGAAACGCCCAAAGATACTGCAAGCATTTCCACTGATAGCTATGATTTCTCCATCAAGGGCGCTTCTCTCGCGAAAGACATAGAAGGAAACGATGCTATCATCGTTGATTGCACCTGGACGAACAACAGCGAAGAAACCACATCCGCGCTGACAGCTTTGATGGGGCAGGCGTTCCAGGACGGCGTACAGTTAGAAAACGCTGCTGTCGAAGATCGGGATGGTGTTTATGACGGGGATGCACAATGGAAGGATATTCGCCCTGGAACTACCCAAGATTTTCAGCTTGCCTACGAATTACCTAACACAACATCTAAGGTAGAATTTGAACTAAGCGTTTTCCTTGGCGGCGCTGACAAAGCAACACAGGAATTTGATCCTGCACAATTAAGCTAAAAAGAAAAGCCGTCCGGGACCCTGAATTCCCAGACGGCTTTCTTGCACCTAGCCCCCACGGCTAGGAGAAAACTGCAACTTTTTCAACTTCTCCGCGTTGCATCGGTATCAGTATAGCAGGGACGCTGTACCAATGCAAGGGTGGAGCATGGACATATTGAACAAAAAGAGAGGAGCCGCCCAAAATTCGAGTGCAGGCAGCTCCCCCTATAAACCCGACTAGACAACGCTGCTACGCTGCCAGTCCCTGCTAGTGTAGCACACACAGGAGGAAAATTCAATGTACAAACGCGTAGACGGAAGGTGGCAAGAAAACTTGCCCATTGTTGTAAACGGCCAAAAGAAAACCAAATTTTTCTATGGCAGGACAAAACGGGAAGTGCTGGAAAAGATTAACCAGTACGAACAGGAACAGGAACAGGCCCGGACATTTGGCGCTATCGCCGAAGAATGGCAGGAGAACTATGTTGAAGGGCTGGAAATCAACACAAAGAAATCGTACTATGCCCCCATCCGCCGAGCTATCGAGGCTCTAGGCGATAGGCAGATAACCGAAATTGAACCCGTGGACATCAACGCATTTTTAATGCGCTATGTTGCCGAACAGCATCCAGCGCGAAAAACAGCTAGCACACAGCGTTCTGTTATCAACATGATTTGCAAGTACGCCGTGGCGCACGGATACACAAGGATCAACGCTTGTCGGGAGATAGAGATACCGGCAGGCCTGCCAAAAAAGAAGCGGCAGATAGCCAGCGACGATGATATAAAGCGAGTGATCCATTCGACAGAATGCACATTCGGGATGTTCGCATATTGGACGCTGTACACAGGATTGCGGCGCGGTGAACTACTCGCCCTGCGCTGGGAGGACGTGGATTTCAAAGAAAAATTGATTCACGTTACTAAATCCCGCGTGTCTGCCCTGGGCGTAAAAAAAATAAAGGCCCCCAAAACCGAGAACGGAATCCGCCCCTTACCCCTGTTGAAAGCCCTGGAAGATAAAATCATCACCCAGAAGGGCAAGGGATTGATTTTCCCGGACAAATACGGAAAGCTGATGACAGAGGGGGTTTTTGAAGGGTGCTGGGCAAAATATAAGCGCGAATCCGGCGTAACCTGCACTCCGCATCCTATCCGCCACGCATACGCTACCCTGTTATACGAAGAGGACATCAGAACGAAAGACGCTCAAAAATTATTGGGACACGCCCAAGAATCCACTACCAAGGATATTTATACACACATCCGAGAGGTACATTCCAGGAAGGTGAACAAAAAACTACTAGGGGCAAATTATGAGTTTGAAACCCCAGAAAAGGAATGATAGTCAAATTTTAGTCAATGGCGTAAAAAACCTTTGATTTTCAACGAAAAAGTGATAGTTCAAATCCCTCCTTCTCCGCCAAACAGAAAACCGTTGAGTTTCAAGGATTTCCTTTGATTCTCAACGGTTTTTTGCTGTTTTTGGTGGTACTTTGAAGGCCCCTGAGATGCCACGAAATACACCCAGGTTTTAGTCAAATTTTAGTCAAAATCCTTGGCCGTTTCTTTGATTTTGGGAAAATCTGGGGGTTTCGGTTGTTTATTCGTTATTTCACAACATATTCATAATATTTTGCCAGTTTATCCCCCGAAACGTCCTTATCATCCAGGAAAGCACGGGTCATTTCAGTGTAGAAATCTACGTTAGAAATGCCAAGCTTTTTGGCTACATTGACGAAATCGGAATAGATCATATTCATCGCCGCCCAGAACTTAACAGGGTCCTCATTTACCCCGCGCTGTTCCATCACTTTGTTGGTTTGGTCGATCGTCCAATGTGGGCCGGTGGTACCATCCTCATTCTGCATCCGGCGCGTCCACTCTTGGGCCATCTGCATGTCGAAACGCGGCGAAGCGTTGGATTCTGCGCCGCCGGTCATGGCACGGTTTCCGGGCATACGTTCCATTTCGTTGTACCGGGGAACGGTAGCATCTGCGCCGCCCATGTAGGGAGCATCGCCGCGCTCAAACCCAATGGGGCGGGTTGCTTTGGTGGGTTCCGCGTATCCGCCGTTTCTAGTCCACGTATAGCCAGGCTCACGCCCTCCCCTATCGTCGTAGCCTCCATAAGGGGGATAGTAATAGGGCATAGTGTCCTGTGGCGCGTAGCGGCCATTGTCGTAGTGTTCGCGGCCATTAGTATCACGGAAACGATCATCTACATCGTAGTTATGGCGGTGTTCCTGCCAGTCGCGGCGTTCACTTTCCTCGCGATCATCGGAAGCCTTTTTGCTACCAGAGTTTAGGAGCATCATTCTGCTAAATTTACTCATCCTGCGCCGCCTCCTTCGTTAGTTGTCGGGGCCGTTCCGTCGATGGAAGCCAGGGAGTTGCTAGGCGCACAACATGGACGGCCCAGCAGTTTGAAAGCGCCACCCGTGGCCGTTGTCGAAATTCTGGTGCTGTACCGCGTTCTAGTCCGCAGGTTGCAGGCAGTTGCCTGGGTGCAGTCTGCGCGATTCAGCGGGTACAGTTGGGTGCCGGTGCCGATAGTGATAAATACCGGCGCATTGATGGTAGCCGCCGCCGGGATGTTCTGGGCGATCACCAAGCAGGCTTTTTGCCCATTGGTGTAGCTACCTGCCGGAATGTTGATGATAAGTCCGGACGCAGCGGAATAGTTCACCGCCTGGGAAATCACCAACTTGTCGCACAGGCGGCAAATCGTTTTGCAGGCCATTATTTTTTGTCCCCTTTCAGTTCATCTAATTTTTCGGAAATTTCGCGCATCCATGCGCCGCCGAAAATTATCATAATTGCCGCGAACATGAAAAAATCACTGCTGTTGTCCTGGTAATCCGGTGCAGAAGAACGTCCCAACCCGAAGTCATCACCCGGCTTACTTGCTGCATTGGCCATTCTGCTACGCCAAATTATGTTCTGGAAATCTTGGAAATCGTTGAAATCAAACATTTTTATTCTCCTTCTTTGCCGAAACAATCAGAAAACGCTATCATCAACAGCATAAGCGAAACGGATAAGCCGCCGTCCTCAGAGGTACAGGGAAATCCGTTGTCTCGCAGCAGGATAACAGCTTCCCGCTGTTTTCCATCCCGTAGCATGTCAACCGCTCTGTCGAAAATTTCTTTTTCCATGTGTCACCTCTCAAAAATAGGCGGCAGGTTTTAGCCTGCCGCCTTTAGTATCACGGCATAGCCGGAATGTGTTGGATCAGCAACCGCAGCCGCTATTGCAGCCACAGGCGTTCCCAGTGTATGGGTTGGGCACCTGGTAGGCCGGGATAGGGGGCGGGTTGATAGCGTTGATGATTTTCGCCGTCTGGTCCGCCTGGGACGCCACCAGGTAAGTGTTCTGTGCGGCCTGGGACGCGGCAAATTTCAGGCCCTGGTTTTCGGCCTGGAGCGCCGCGATCTTCTCGGCCTGCCGTGCGGTTTCCATCTGGTCGATTCGCGCAATGATCCGGTCGGTGTCGTTGTGTGTGGACTGGATGATATCACGGGCGTTGGTTGCAGCGTTGTAATTGGTATCGCAGAAGCCGCGCTCCACCTGCCGCTGAGTATCACAGCAGCAAGACTGCATCTGATTGCCCAGAGCCGTGAGGCCAGCCGTCACGCCGGTAAAGCCGGTGTTCATGTTCTGGGTTACGCCGTTGATAAGCTGGGCATTCTGGTAACCCATGGCGCAGATAGCATTATCAACACCGTGGAAGCCGTTGGAAACCACCTGCTGCATGCCATTGAAACCGTTCAGCATCCCGGTATTCATAGCATAGAATCCATCGCAGAGGCCGCTCTGCACACCACGAACGGCGTTATCAAGGCCGTTGAAGTTAAAGGATTCGCACAGGTCTGCACGGGTGATAGCCCCCTGTAAAGCGCCGCCGTTCGCGCCGTTGTTGCCCCAGCCGAAGCCGTTGCCACCGAAGATCAGGGCGATAATTAGGAATACGAAAATCCAAGAACCGTCACCGCCCCACATACCGCCGCCGTTGCAGTTGTTGTTATCAGCCTGTCCAGCCAGATAACCAGTCATCATTTCGTCTGCCATTTGACAAACCACCTTTCAGTTAGAATTGACGATTTTTGTCAAGATTCGCCAACTGAAAGGGTTATATTTTGTTACCGGTTGCTAGGAATCGTGATTCCTAACTGCCGGGCCACATCGTTGAGACTAACGCCCCGTTCATTCGCCATATTCTGGGCCATCTGCTGCAACTGCTGAGTTGATTTGCCCTGCATCATCCGCATGGCCTGAGAAATCTGTGGATTCTGGCCCGCCAACTGTTGCAGCATCCCCATAGGATTCCCGCTTCTAGCGGCCTGCATCAGAAACATCATGGGGTTCATCTGCACCATTTTTTATCCCACCTTCCATTTTCTCCAGTTTTCTAACCCTATCTGCTAGGGCGTTGAAATCATCCATCGTTACGCCCTGTGCTGGTTTTGGTTCCGGCTGTGGCGGCGCTAAACGGAATTCGGCAAAATCCGCCGCCCCAGTGTTCGGGTTGAATCGCTTAAAATATATGATTCCGTGGGGAAAATCAGGCATCAGTGTGCCAGGCCCCAGGAAATCAACCTGCATGGCAACCGCTTCCTCCCGTCCTGTTACCGGTCGGCAGATATAGCCGCTGTTGCTCTGCTGGATTATAGAGGGCTGGTAGTTCTGCCCCTGCTGGTATACCTGATTCTGCGGATAGCCCTGCACGTTTTGGATTTGGTTGGGCATCTGATAGTTGCCGCCGTAGTTCGGCACACTGTAAGCAGCCATAGTTATCACCCCTCGTTCTGAATAAATCTTACCATCTCCCACTCCCTTGCTTGTTCAAATGATGCCCAATTCCTGCTCAATTTATGCTCAAATTTTGCCTAAAAAAGCCCGCCCTCAAAATGGAACGGGTTTCGACAACGGAAATGTGATATTTTATAAACACCTTTTCTCCCCTAAACGAAAAGGTAGCCCCCACCGGCGCTTTTATAGCACGGTGGGGGCTTTGTTATTTCTGCGCATGCTCAGAGATGTACGCTATCATCGTCTCCCGCAACACGGCGTTAGGCGTCTCACCTGCCGCCCGGCAGGCCGCTTTGAAAGCGTCCGCTAAATCGCGCTTCACTTTGCACGTAACAACGGCCATGTTTGCGGAATCCCACTTATTAGCGGCGGCACGTTGGGCTTTGCTAACTGCCATCTTCTCACCTCCTGTTTTACTACATTGTACCATGTTTAGTTACGGTATTACAGTAGACATATTACACAAAATATACGGTGTTACTTTGTTGGTTGTGTCTATTGATTTCTACGGTAATACGGTATATAATAAGACCATAGAAAAGAACGGGACAGCCCAGAGGGCAGAAAGGAAAATCACTATGAAAAAGAACGTAGCAGCCATGGCAAGACAGGCAGAAGAGAGAGTTAAGACCATGAGTGACAATCAATTGCTGACTGTCTGGGAAAGCACAGAGAACCAGAGAACCAGAGAAAGTTCTATCATTCGCGGGTGGCTGATGGACGAGATCGAGTGCCGCTATCCTGATGCTTTCAACGCCTGGCTTGACAGCGACGCATACGACAGCGAACTGAGAGATTACATCAAAAACGCAGAGTGACGGGGCCACGGCCCCGGTAATGCGGCGGACGTGTAACAGCAGCCCCCACCGGCACGTTGCAGAAAACCGGCGGGGGCTTTTGTTTCGTCATGTTGTACACCTAGCAGGTGTATATTTGTGCAGCATGTCAGTTGTATTTTGTACCTAGCTGGTGTATAATAAAGATAGTTAAGAGAGGGACCCACGAAACAGAAAACGGAGGAAAACACCATGAAGTACAACAAGTCTGAGATCATGAAAAACGCTTGGGGGCGTTACAAGTCCATTCCCGTTGGACGTGTTTCTTTTGGTTTTTGCCTCCATCTGGCTTGGGTGGCCGCAAAGGAGGAAAATAAGATGGACAAGCTGCCTGCCTTAACCGGGAGCGAGAAACAGATTATGTGGGCTGAGAAAATCCGCGCCGCCCACATCGCATGGGTTGAACGCGACAACGCCCATTTCGAGAAACTAGCTAGCAAAGCTGCCGCCAAGGGTAGATTTGATCGGGTAGAAAAATACAAGGACCGCATCAACAAAAATAACAACGCACTCGCCTGGTTGATCTCCCGCGCAACCCGCGCCGGTTGGTGGCTAGACAACAGCGACCGCTACAGCCTGTACAATCCCGAAGCTCCTAATTTCAAAGAGTGGAGTTGGCTGGTTTCTGAGCTGGCTAGCAACCCCGAAATGAAAACATTCAAATTTAACCCCTACTGGATTAAGGGAATGAATTGAGGAGGCAACACCATGAAAAAACTGGAAAAAAGTGTCCGTAGCTGTATGAACACCTACGGCCCCGCCCTGCGAAGCGGTCACATTGTCGTGCAGGGCAAAATGCCTGGTCATGTCCTGGAGGACGGCGTGGATCGGATGCTAGATCATGCCTATGCGGATGTAGAGGACGGCGTGGTAACCGACATCCGCATGTATTTTGAGCAGGAGAGCCGCTCAGCACACGACTACAAAGGCGACAGCCTGGAAATCACCAGCGAGATCGAGGACTGGTTCGGGAGTTGTGAAACCTGGGATGATTTGATTCAGCGGATCGTCCACGCCGTGGAGGAGCACCGAAAAGACGGTCAGGACGCGCTGTCGCCTGCCGCAATTCGCGCCGCCACCGGCCTGAACAAAAAGGAGTTTACGGCGTGGTACAAAATCCCATACCGCACCTGGCAAAACTGGGAGCTTGGAATAGCGCCCTGCCCGGAATACATCCTACTGTTGCTAGATCGTGCGGTTCAAGCAGATTTCTGGGGATAAAGAGGAACCCACAGAACAAAAACTAGGAGGAAACAAAAATGTATGAATGGTTGAAGGAGCGTTATACGGGCTTGAAAGCTGCATTTGATTTCTGCAACGCAGCAGTTGATGCAGAAATCGCCGCAAAAAATCAGGCTATCGAGAATCTCGCAAAGAAATTCTTCCCGGAGTATGATAGTGAACGTTATCACTACTACGAGGAGAACGAGTGGAGAGAGGATTTCACGGAGACGCCAGAAGAGGAGGAATACAACGAGCGTTGTGAAAACGCTTACCATGACGCAGCAGATTACATCAATACGTATTACAGCGAGTTCAAAATCGCTGAGCGGCACACAGAGATTAAAAAGAAAATCAGCGCCGAAATAAGCGACTTGGCAAAGCAAGCCGAAAACGTTGATGCCAACTTCTGGCACGGAGAACCGTGGGAGCGGGAATTCCGTTCCTGGAACATCGTCCCGTCGATGGACTAAAAATGCCGCATAATGAAGAGGGGGACGGCATAACGCAGCCCCATCACTTCATCAGGAGGAACCATGGAGGAAAAGAAGAAGTCCGGAGTGAAAGCACTCAAAAAATGCGAGATGTGCGGGGAGAGTATCCCAAGGGAATCCAAGGCGCGTTTCTGCCCGCGCTGTTCCAGGGAGCGCCGTTCCGTGCAGGTAATGGAATCCGCCCGAAAAATGAAGCTAATCAAAAGAGGCGAAATCCAAGACCCGCCAAGAATTTGCGTTGTTTGCGGGAATGAGATAGCAGAAAATCGCAGCCGCCGGGCAAAAACGTGTTCCGACGAATGTTCGGAGATGCTGAATAAACAAAGATCCAGGGAAAATTATGAAATAAAACACCCAGAGAAGAAAGGAAGGGGGCGAAAACCGTCCAACAAACACATGCAGACGCTCACTATCACGGTTCCACCGGAGATGTTGCGTGATGTTAGAAACACCGCGAAAGCGCAGGGCATCTCAGTCAGTGAGTATGTACGGGGATTGATTCAAAGGCACATCGACAATCAGGATGAACCAAAATAAAAGCAAGCCCCTGGGCCAAACCCAGGGGCTTCTTCACAGACTTTTCCGCCGAATCGACGCCAAATCGTTGTTGACGGTCCCTCGGCTCACATCGAGTTCCGCGGCCACATCCTCGATAGGCCAACCTCTCCGGTAGTGCAACTCAAAAGCCGCCCTCTCCCGGTCCGTGAGCCAAGGGTTCCCGTGCATTTTCTCCAACTGAGCGGGGCTGTACCGATAGCGTGGCATACCACCACCTCCCTCAGTCCAGCACCCCCAGACGGCCCAGCACAGCGGCCAGCTCATCCCGCTTGACAGGGCGCTCCGGCTCCTGCCCGTCCACGACGCCCTTGAGGGTGGCCTTTTCCCAATGGCCCTGTTTTTTGCTCCACTCAGGTTCCGCCACAGCGGCGGCGAACGTCATAGCCTTGGTGTACAGTTCAAACGCCTGCGCCCCCGTCATGTTGGCGATCATCTTATCAATGTCCATCTCGTCATCCTCCTTTTTCGGCTGCTGCAAAGCGGCCGTGTTTTTTACCGCGAAATAGTATTTCACCTGCTTTTTGAACAGCGAATAGTCCCCCTGCGTCCGCGCCGTCCGGGTGCTGGCAGGATCATTGATGTAGATGGTATTCCCGGTGATTTTCCACACCAGGACGAAGTGTCCGGAAGACGTCCAAAGCCCACGGCCCATGCAGGCGATCACAAGATCACCCTGGTCCACGGCAGCCTTGGCTTGGGCGTGGTACGGGCTGTTGGGCTTGCCGTAGATGCTGGCCCCGTTGAGCATCTTGCAGGTCAGGCCGAAGCGCTTGGCGGCGGGGGCGAAGTAGCCGTAATAAGTCCCCTGGCGCGGGGCCTTGTAGCCGTGGGCCAGCGCCCAAGCACACTCACTCTTCGGCGTGACGGATTTATCCGCCCAGGTTGCCAGCACCATCGCCATGGCAGTGGGGCCGCAGCCGGATTTGCCGATGGTGGTTTTCTCTCCCTTGGCCGAATAGTCCACGTTGGCCCAGCGAGGGTCTGTTTGCAGGTAGCTGGTCGGTTTATCCATCGTTTTTGCCCTCCGTTTTCTTGGTAAAGAAATACGTGATGATAGCCCCGTAGGCCGTGCAGAACAGCGTCACAGCGTCCTGATTCACGTTCACAGGCGCAAACAGCAAGGCGATCATCGCCCCGGTCATGGCCAGCGTCACCAGGCTCTTCACGTCCAGCAGTTTCAGCAGTTGTTTCATACGTTTCCCTCCCTACAAAAAATCGTTGTTTTCCAGCCGCGCCCGATACACGTTCTCAATGTGGCCGATGGAGATAGAGGCCTTATCGTTCGGAAAATCAGGGTGAGTAGAACAGTATCGGTTATACTCCGTGATATCCTCCAAAATCTCATTAAAATGCTCCTGGCTATGCCGTTCGCCTTGGAGTAATTCATCGGCAAACCGCAGGATACGCCCCCGCAAGCGCTTGGCCTTGTCTCTGGCATCCTCTTCGACGTGTCTTTTTAGCTGTTCCGAAATCCCGGACAACTGCTCCGTAACATCGCCCAGAATGGCCTTCCCGATTTTCCGGGCCAGCCACGTCCAGGGGTTGATTTTAATGGGAATGATCTCCACGACAACGGACGAACCCAGCACAGCCAGGAGCGCCGTGATGATCTGCTCAGGTTCCATATTCTGGCACCTCTCTCTTTAAGTTTGGCCCCTGCAAGATGCGGGGGCCTTTGTTTATTCCTGGTAGGCTTCCCACCCCGCCGGGTAGGCATCCGGTGCCCAAACGTTGCTGTCGATGGTCGAACGGTACAACTTCCCCTTATAGCTGACAATATCGCCCTTGTTGTAGGCATCGGTAGCACCCAACGGCTGAACCCACTCAGGATAGCCGCCGGACGTTACACCGATCTTTTTATACAGGCTGGTTGCCGTATCAGGGGGCCACTGTTCAGCGGACGTGTGGGCTTGCAAAACCTGGTAAAGTTGGGGGTCTCCTACGGCGTTGGTGCCGTAGGAAAACACATCCTTGATTTTGTAGGCGTGGCCCACCTCATAGGTCGGAAACACAGTTGGTACCTCTAGCAGAGTCTTAGCGTGTTCCTCCGGGTCCAACGTGGACAGGAAAAGCTGAATAGCCCGTCTCAGCTCCCGTACCGCTTGCAGTTTATCCATTTTTGTTCACCTCCTCCCCGAGCAGAGCCGCTAACAGCTCCTCCACAGTCACCGGCTTCTCCGGCTCCACATCCGGGTGCTCTGCGTTGTAGGCATCCAGCGCCTCCTGATCCACCGCCAGCGCCGTCACAGCGCCGTCAACGATGGTGAGAGTGCAGAAACCCTTGGTGTTGATGTAGTCCATCAAGAGGGTATCAGGGAGAGAGACGGAGTTGGGGAATGGGGTGGAGGTGGGGTTGCCGTGGTTGGGGCCTTGGGTGTTGATGTAGTACATGTTAGTCCCTCCTTAGCCGATGGCGATGGACAGATATGTTATGCCACCTTCATTTAATTGTTCCGTATAAGAGTCATATGAATGCCACTGTAATGTTTTTCCCATCCATTGCACATCAACTGAATAACCGTAATGATAATCGGTACTCGCACTTTTTGTCCCGTAAATTGCGAAAAAATGTTTTGTGGTGTTATCTTGCTGTTGTACTATTACAATTTTAGGCACAAAATCAAACGTCAGCGAGTTCGGGTTACTCTCCCCATACGTCCCCGTCCCCACATAACTAACCACCTGCACCCTCACTTTATCCCCCAACTTTCCAAGGTATTCGATAGTGGTTCCAGCTGGGATAGCGGCGTAGCCGGTGACGGGTTTTGCTCCGACAACGGATAGATTTACTGCGGCTCCGGTGATCGTAGTATCTACCGACATAGTAGCGTCAGATGGAATATACCAAATTCCAGTGAGGAATTTGCCGCTTGTGTATTGTTTATTGTAGGTGCAAACAATGGCGCAGAATTTCCCGGAACCATAGGTTTTCAAATCTGATACTATCTTAGACAGCTTATAAGTGCTACTAAGAGTAGTCACAGAGCCGCCGAGCGCGACTGCGCCGTCATCAGAAACATTAACAGCGGTTCCGGTAGTAATCTCAAAATCAGCCGTACCGCTCATATCAGAGATAACAACACCATTGGTCGCATCACCAAGCACATACCCCGCCACCTTCGCATCATCCCCCTCCTGATACGCATTGGGGTTGGTGGATACAGGGTAGGTGGTGGTGGTTCCGGCGGGGGTTTTGGGGTAGGCGTTGACGCGATAAAATTTCCCGAATGTAACGATTCCAGCGGTGTTTTTGAAGGAGCAATCATTCGGAACGAATATTACACCATCGAACGCAGAGGTGTAGGTACCGTTAGGTATTGCTTTTACAAAATTGTTCCTAATGTCGTAAATGGCTGAAACATTAGAATATTGTTTAAATTCAACACTGCCCGTTACGGACGTGAGAGAAACACCTCCACCATCGTTTACGGTGATACTTGGGCCATATTGCAGGGTTACATAATTTTGCGATCCTGCGTTTGGAACAGAAAACGCCGTCCCGCTCTCCGCGTCTCCGAGTGTATACCCCGCCGGAATCTCCTGCGCTGTCGTAACCGTCTTCCGCCAAACATGCAACTCCCCCGTATTCCCCAACGCCTGAAACATGCCGTCGGGGGTGGTGGAGGGGGGGAGGCCGATTTGAGCAGCGGTTGCATCCTTCAACAGATTAGCCTTGTTCAGAGGCGTTCCTACCTGCTGAAACCCTTCGGTGTTGATGCCATTGAAATCAATGGGGAATGTACCGGAATGGAGCATTGCTAGGGCGTCCGCCCAGCTAGTCCCAGTGGGTACCGCACTTTTCAGGAATCGGCTGTTACCAGTCCCCTTTAATACAGAATCAATCATGTTACACCTCCCCGCTGAAAACTTCGCCGCTGGTTATCAGCGTGATTTTCAGCGATTCGATTGTTTTGTCCAGGTTTTGGAATATCGTTTCGATATTGTTCGCCTGGGAATAGGTTAGGTTGGACAGGGATTCGGGAGCCGGTGGTGTGTTCTCCGGCAGGATAAACGCCGCACGGATGTTTTTTACATCGCTGATATACTGCGCCGCCTGCTCCGGGGTTGGGATATCACCGTTGGCCCAGTCCGTTTTAGGGGCTACTTCCACAGAGGTACCAGCATCATCCCGCAATCTGTCCCGAAGGTAAGCCACCGCCTGCCCGACACGATTCATGTCGGTATAGTTGTAACTCCCCTTCATCACGGTCAAAAACTCGGTAATTTCCGCTCCCGTTGCGTTTCCGGTGCTGATTTTCTGGGCCAAACTAACGGCTTCGGCAACATCCGACGCTGTACGGTCCGTGATTAGGGCGTCGATAATATTACCGTTTTCTGTAATTGCTGAACGCTTTACACCCATTGAATCACCTACCATTCTACAATTACACACCCAGGTTTTCCGTTCTCCCCGGCTGTGCCCTCCGTGGCTCTTGCGGCTACATAGGTATGATACATGCCGGTTTCTTTGTCTTTGCGCTGGGCATATTTACCATTGCGTCCCTGCTTGCCGCCTGCGCCGCCCGAACCTTCCAGGCCGGTGATTGTACCGGCGTAGTCAGCACCCTTCTGAGCGTACACAGCGCCGCTTTGAATGTCCATCAAACCAGAGGTGTAGATTTTGCCATTCGCGGACGTGAACACACCGAATGTGGTAGGCATGCCGTCCGTTCCCTTGGTACCATCCTGTCCCTTTGCACCACCAGCGCCGCCGGTACCAGCTGCACCACAAGCGTAGGTATATGCTTGGTTTTTGGTGGCAGTTGTTTCGATGATGAACACCCTGCCACCATTGCCACCGATGCCGCCGTCGTTGTCCTTCGGGTCGAAAGAATCACCCCACAGCATATTGCCGCCGCCGCCGCCCATGCCGCCGTTACCGCCGCCAATCAGTGTGATTTTGATTGCACCAGCTTGGGGCGCTGTCCAGGTACCGGAACCAGTGAGAATGATTTTGTTCTGATACATGGAATCATTGGGAGACTGCACCAGTTCGGACGGGCTGGAACGCATAACGCCATCTTCTAGGGTAAGCTGTTGTTTGTACAGCCGGGCGGAAATCGTGCTTTTGAATTGCGTGTCTACCGCCTGGATATCGCCGCATTCGCTGGATGGATTACCCCGACTTTTCACGCTGAACGAACGCCCGCCGTATTCAAACAAGCAGGAAATAACCGCCTTTCTAGCATCCGCTTCGGTGTGGATAAACGGGTTATCCACGCTTAGGGATACTTCGGATTCGGTGTTATTCCCGGAAAACGTGACTTCGTTGTTGTTGTCCAACTTAAACGTGATATCCGCTATATCATCGTTTGCCGACATTTCCGGGTATTCGTACATGTTATCTAGGGTAATTCGGTTCCCTTCGTCCTGGGCTAGCTTGCCGACACGCAGGTAGCCGGTTGCAAAATCCTGCCGGGGCCATGCGTTGATTGCCATGCAGAGGAAGCGTAGCATCTCGCCGCATTTTTTATCCTTGATATCGTCCTTCGTGGCTGTAATGGAAATGTCCTTTACAGCATCTTCCACGATGTAGTTTGTGCGGAAATTCGCGCCCAGGCTTGCCATAATAGCCTCTATCCAGCCGGATACTTTCGTTGGCAAGGTTTCTGGGACGATGAAATTTCGTTTTGTCAGCGCCCCGATAACGTCTACCAGAGACCATTCAACAGTAAGGTCTTGCAGCTTCCAACCTGCGCTTTGCTGGTAGTAGGTACCACCGGGCAACCACTCAATCGTGCCATCCTCTAGGTATAGGCCCAGCTCCACGACGATTCTTTGCCGATCTTCGATTGATGTAAAGATCGTGTTCGGGGCGTAGGGGTCGAAACGATGGTCTCTGTTTTCTACCCGGATATCACAAGTCGAATACGGGATTTTCAGCCCTGAGAAAGTCACCTCTGTCAGGATATCCACGGACTGCAAAACTTTCGTGTCCCACGTTTCATAGAGGCCGAACAGCAGGCGCAGAACCCGAACAACGCGGTTAGGTAGGGACCACTTCTTGATAGTCAGCCGTGCCCGTGTGGGATAGTTCACCGTGAATCCATCAATTACCACACTGGTATCTCGGTTGTTCGTCACAGCCCTGGTATACAGTAGGTTATCGCCACTCCAAACGTGGATTTCAAACTCGGTTGGGTATCCGTCCGCTGATTTGCTGGAAAACTGCGTTGTGACGGCCTGCAAGATTTCGATGTTGGACACTGCGATTTCGATGTAGGGATAGGGTTCAGAAAAGCTTCCATCCTGGCCTGATAGGGTCTCCCCTTCCCAACCAACCTGCCCCCTTCTGTCCGCCGGGTCGCTGGGCCGGATGGTAAAACTACCATCCAGTACCCAGCGATTCAGTTCCAGTGTTGCTATGGTATCTGGGCTTTCATCGTTGCCACGATTCGCCATCTGGGCTGAGTTGGAGATAGGACCTTCCTCATTGGGAACGATGCTGTTGATGGTTGCATCCGGGTCTACCAGGTCGAACACTGCTCGGACTAGCTGTTTTCTGGAATCAGCAACGACGGCGGCATCGTATTCTGCGCTGTGTTTAATCATGGCCGTCTATCTCCTCGAATACCAGTTTGTACCCGCCCCATGTGGGGCCAGTGTCTCCCCAGCGGGTGAGTGTGGGTTGGGGCTGTTCTACCAGGTGGAACCACCCCTGCACCAGCTCCTTACCGCCGGTAGAGGGCAGGAAAAACAATTGATGCCGACGCCTAGCTTTCATAGCCTCTGCAATCCGCTGCATTGTAGCATAGTCGATTGCGGACCATTCCAGTTCCACGTGCCAGATGGTGGCGCGAACCTCTTCGATACGCCGCCCGGAAATCATGCGCTCTGAGACGCCTAACTCTTCCTCATAGGCGGTGTAGTCCCCCTCTTCCAAATCTTCGACTTCGATTCCATCAATAGAGAGGAACATGTTGCCAGTATCTTCGTTCATTTTCCCACCCCCTTAATCGCTTACAATGCGTGGGCTTTGGTCTTCCACAGCCCGGATATCATCAATCAGGCCACGGGCAACCTCTTTGCCGTTCAGGTTCAGCACGATTTCCTTGCTTCGTCCCTGGGCGCTGGATGCTAGGACAATGGCATTTGCCAGTCCGGTCATATCCTCGGTTTTCAACGACGCGGCCTGTGCCGCTTTGTCGTTTACCGTACCAGTCAGCCGCCCAGAGAAGTCGGAAACATCGGCGTTTACCGTCCTGGAAACCACGTCGGCAGCGTTGATTCTATCCAGTTCTGCCAGGATGCTATCAGATACGGATTTTGCTATTGCAATAGCCCGCTCCCCACTGATAGCCAAACCATCGCCGAAAGCGTCCATCGCTTCCTGTCCAGCAGGCTTAAACTCATCCGGTAACTTATCCAGGTATTCGTCATGGATAGCGTCGATCTCCGTCTGATAGATGGATTGGGCCACCTTTTTAGATGCCGCTTCCTTCTCCTGCCACAAGGCCATATAGTTCTCATACTGGTCATCCGCCATGCCCAACAGGGCGTTGGCGTATTTCATGGCCTTTTCTTGATCCAGCCCCAAGACTTCATCAAGCAAGCTATCCGCAATGCCACGGTCTTTTAGGGCCTGGATGGTATCGCCATACTTGTTGATAGCGTCGATACTATTTTGCAGGTTTGTCAACTGGAAGAAATCATCTTCCTCGGTGAATAGATCAACGTCGCTTAACTTGCCCTGCAAACTATCCCGGCTACTTTCAACAGCGTTCAGCGCTTTTTCGTAGTTGTTCTTGATTTCGTTCAGGGCATCCGCCTGAGATTTCAAGGCTTCCTTCTGGGCCGCTTCCTGCTTTTGGAGCTGCTTTTCGTTCCAATCTTCATTCAGCTTGTCGATATCAGCCTGAATTTTTTCCCTGTCCTTGATTTCTGCCTTGGCTAGTTCGTCGTTCTTTTCCTTTAGGTTTTTCTTGTACTCAGCAAGCTCTTTAGCTGCCGCACGTTCATTAGCTGCCGTTTCGATTTTTTCAATCTCATCGTTCAGCTTTTCAACCTCTTTGGAAACGATGTTAGCAACGTTTCTCGCTGCATCACGGGCTAGCTTGATGTTTTCTTTCAAGCCATTCGCAAGGCCCTGAATGATGTTCACACCGTATTCATAGAATACCTTGGACGGCGAATGAATTCCTAAAAGGCTTGTGAAAGCGCCCTTGATTTGCCCAGCGAATCCCTTAATAGCGCTTATAGCAGCGCCGATTCTGCTGGTGATACCATTGATAAGGCCTTGGACGATGTTAGCGCCAATAGAAAGCAACTGCCCAGGTAGAGAGGCGAGTGCAGATTTGATGTTGTTGCCAACCTGCACCATTTTGGCCCTGGCCTGCGCTGCCATCTGGGAACCCCAACTAATCAGAGCAGATAGAGCGCCTGCTAAAGCGCTTTTGATTTTGCCGGGAAGGGACGAGAAGAAGGTGATAACCGCGTTGACGGCGTTACTCGCCGCCTGCCGCATGTTGGCTATCATCTGCGATCCCCAGCTGCGAACAGCGGCACCAGCCGTAGTCAGTGCGCCGGTTATTTTACCAGCAAGATTCTGGAACCAGGTAACCACCGCATTAACCGCATTGGTTACGGCGTTCACCATCGTTTGCTTAACGTTGTTGCCCCAGTTACGGATAGCAGCACCAGCCGCCGTTAAAGCACTGGTAATCTTGCTTGCCAGCCCGGAAAACCATGTAACAACTGCATTGATAGCGTTGGTCACAGCGTTTACCAGTGCTTCCTTCGCTGAGGTGCCCCAATTGCGAATAGCCTCACCTGCCGCTGTCAGTGCGTTGGTGATGTTTTCAGGCAGGTTTTGGAACCAGGTGATTACCGTTTGGATTGCGTTGGGTAAGGTGGTGCTGAAAAATGTAATCAGCGCACCAATTACCGTTACAACAGCGGTAATTACGTTTGCCAAAAATTCAAGGGCAGCACTGAGAGCTGTGATAGCTACCGTTGCCGCAATTTCGGTAAATTTCTGGAAAAACTCACTGATTACCGCCGTTCGTTCTGGTGTAAAAACCTTCCCTATGGCTTCTCCCAATGTGGAAAATGCCGATTTCACACCTTCAATGGGGCCAGAAATCCAGCCTGCAACGTCGGGGAATAGGTTACTCAGCCCATCCAGGATGAGGTTGCCCAAATTACTGAGAATTCGTCCGATAGTTGGCCCGACATTTTGAATGACCGTAACAACGCTTTGGACTAGGTTCTCTGTAAGAGCACCAAGGTCTGCGTCCGGGCTTGCCAGCCCGACGAGCCAGTTTTCCCAGGCACCCTTCATAGAGTTTACGCTACCCTCGATGGTGGTAGCCGCTTCCTTCGCCGTGGTGCCAGTGATTCCTAGGTTGTTTTGCACCGCATGGATAGCCTCGATCATTGTCGCAAAGGACACATTATCCAGGCTGCTGATTTTTTCGCCAAGGACGCCCGAATCGTTGATTAGACGAATCATTTCTGATTGCGTGCCGCCATACAAGTAAGTTCAGTACAGTTTGCAAGGCTGTACCCGCCTTTCGGCTGCTGCATGTTTCCATGCAGGTCAGACTATCTCTTGACCGTTTCCGGCCCCCTGCGCTTCCGCCCGCTTGGGCGTACTCTACTCTGTTCCGGGTTCCCCCCGTCATTTCGATAGTCGTTACACGTTCACTATAATTTAGCGTTTCGCACGGTATTGCCCACAGCATTATCTGTTTGGGGTTTCACCGTTTTCACAGGGTTTATACTGGGCAATGGTATGGCACTGTCTACCCAGTTTTAGGTTATCTAACCAAATACACCCTCGGTTTCCCGATATTTATTAGGGGTTTAGACTATATCTTCATCTAAAATCCAGCTTACATTAGTTGTCTTTATAACAATTCTATGGTATAATGTTATAAGAGGTGATAATAATGCAAGTTTGGAAAACCATACCACAATTTCCTAAGTATTCTGCAAGTTCCGACGGGCAGATAAGAAACGATAAAACCGGAAGAATCTTGAAGCAGCACAAGGCTACAAGCGGTTATATGTCTCTCGACCTTGGTCAAAGAAATCCCCAATACGTTCACAGGTTAGTTGCTAGCGCTTTCCTCGATAACCCGGACAATCTGCCACAGGTTGACCACATCGACGGCAACAAAATTAACAACAATGTTGAAAACCTTCGTTGGGTTTCCGTATCCCAAAATTGTTGGAATTTTGGATATGCGGAACGCATCGAAAACCGAAAGAAAAGGGTTGTTGCCGTTCATTTGGACGGCAGAATCCTGCATTTTGATTCTAGGAATGATGCCGCCGAACACTTTCAGTGTAGCAAGGGCCTTATTCATTATGAAAAGCTGTACGTAAAGGGTAGAAAAAAGGGTTGGACTTTTTATTTAGATGGTGCGCACTTCCAACAACGTATCAATAGTTGCCGTACTGGGTGACAAGCCCATAGTCGTTTGACGTTCCCATTTCTGGGCTTCGCACAGGATTACCATGCCATTTAGGTTTAGGCTTCCCCTGTTAGCAGGTGCATCTCAACGGCCATTTCCTGCCGTATTTTGCACCCACACCGCTGATTAACGTTCACGCACATTCACCGCAAAATCGCTTATGCGGCGGACATTAGATTTATCGTATAGTTTTGCTTAGCAAAACCTTGGTAAGCGTCCTGTATGCTCTGCATGTCGGTGCCCATCTTGTTTGCATTGTCCGACATGTCGGTGATAGCTCGGTTCGCTATCTCTGCCGCTTTGTTTACATCACCGCCCAGACCAGAAACCAGAGACGCGGCGAACGATGTAGCCGTCTCCATGTACTGGTTGGCAGAAAGCCCGGCTGTTTTGTAGGCGTTAGCGGCGTACTGTTGCATCGTGCCGCTGGCCTCTTTGAATAGGGTATCAATGCCGCCTACGTTCTGCTCATAAGAAGCGTAGGCTTCGACAGCTTGCTTGCCGACGTCGATCATAGCCTCGCCGAGCTTTTTTACAGCTTCGACAGCTAACTCAACGCCCTTGGCAGCAAGATTGCCCATGAAGGTGCCTTTGAAAATCTCGCCGAATTTGCTGGCACTACCACCAGCTTCATCCATCTGGTCCCCGGCATCATCGGCAGCATCACCCAATCTATCCAGGTCTTCCTCGGCATCATCTGCTGAATCGCTCAGCCTATCCAAATCCTCACGAAGATGGTCCGCGCCGTCCGAGTTTGTGCTAAACGGGTCGTTTCGTAATTCATCGAACGATGATTCAAGATCATCTAGGTAGGAATCCATATCGTTCAGCGAATTGCCCAGGTTTTGGGCACCATCCGCCGCCGTAGAAAACGGATCGTTGTTCAGCTCATTCAGTGAGGCGTCGATTTCATTAAGATAGGTATCAATGTCCCCAAGGGAACCAGAAATACCCTCTGACATGCCCCGCGAAGCGCCGGAAACAGTCTCAAATGAACCAGTGATACCCTTTAGGTTGTTTGCTAATGCTTCGGCAGCAGATGAAACTTGTTTGAACGAGTTTATTACTTCACTAGCATCACCGTTAATCTCGATGGTGACAGAACCATCGGCCATTTACATCACCACCTTAATCACCTTTCCCCTTCTGTTTGACGTATTCCTCTGCCTCCTGGTATCTCCTGTTGATTTGCGCCAACAATTCAGCGTCGCGTTCTTCCACCGTCATGTGCTTTTTGCGGTCTACGGTATCCTTGATAGCGTAGATTTCGCGCATTTTCTTGAAATGCTTGCGGCGCGTCCGGTCTAGCTTATTTAAGTCCGCCGTTCGGTACATAATCCGTTGCATGAAATTGCTTTCATGCGGCAGGTTGAACAGCAGGCGGCGAAACTCCCACCAATGTAAGTCTGCCTTGGTAAGGTCGATATTGTAGTAAGTAAGGAAGGAGGAAGAGATAGCTTCGGCATCTTGCTCAAAGTCGTATACTCTCCCTCCCTTCTTCTTATCCCCTTGTTTTGGTTCTCCGTCGGTCTGATTGTACCCACGGAAAAAGCCGAGCATGGCATCAACAGCGGCCTTAACATCGGCAGGGACAGAGCCAAGGTAGAAAAGGGATAAAAGCCCGGCAACATCCGGTTTTTCTTCCTTCAACACCTCTAGCTCTATCGCCACCCCAACGCGGAAGCTTGGGTCTATCGGAACCCGCTTCCCGTTGACTTCAACATGATCCGGTAGCGCCCGAAACGGGTTAGTTCGCATCGGACTTGCGCAGCTTCACCCGCTCGGCAGCTTCTGCGCGGCGTCGTGCCCGTTCCTCTGCGCGTCTCTGCTCCCGATTGGTGGGGGTGGCGGCAGCGCCGGGCACAGGAAGCCCGTTCGCGATATCCTTGATGGAAGCCATCTCTTCCGCCACGCGGCGGACGAAATCGCCGTATGCAAACACGATAACTTTCAGGTTGCTTCTGGGGCCGAAGCACTTGTCAGAGGTACCTTCCCCGATGATGGTATCGAAGAAGTCCCGAACCAGTTCACACATGCCCTTCATGTAGGTGGTGACATCCTTGGTGGGTAGTGCTTCGGTTTCCTTCTGCACACGTTCCAGCTCATTGATAAACAGCTCCATGTTTACCGTGTCGAAGGTGTCGTACTCCACGGCAACGCCGTTGATGTTATAGATATCCATGCTTAATCCTCCTTATATTTGGTTACACGTCGGCGGAATAGGTGTATTCGGTGGGGGCGGCAGTTGCCATGATATCCACATCGATCTCAGCGGAAGCGCCTGCCTCGCCGGAACCGTCCGAGTTCACGATAACGGCAGCGGTGCCCTTTTCGCCCTTGCCGGTCAGCAGAGAGAAATAGACGTAGGGCACGATAACAGCCTGGCCGGTGCCGAATTTGATAGCGTGAGACAGGGCGTAGTCCTGGAAATCGTCACCAAACATACGATCACCGGTGACGTTGAAGGTGCGCTGGGTAGCGGTCTTGGTGGTCACTTTGCCGTTGCGGATGTAGGTCTTGTCCTCGCTCTCCGGGTTCAGCTGGGAATCAACGTTAGTGATGCCGCCCTGGACAACCACATAGTCACCGATTTTGCCGGTGGGAGAAGAAGCAATGTCAACAGCCAGGACAAAATCGTCGGCAGTGGCAACGCCGGAAAAGGAAGGAGACGGCTCCTTGCCCGTCATAAGGGTAGAAAGTTTCATTTTTTCATTTCCCCTTTCAGTTGGAAAAATAGTCCATAGTCATCAAAATTTGATGATCTTCGGTGTTATCATCGTACCGGGCGAACATTGCCGCCCTGGTGTTGCAGGTAATTTTAGTTGCCTGTTTCCCATCCCCCAGATAAGGCAATGGGCGGTGGGATACGGCCCAGTCACCAATAGCATCCAGGATTTCATCAGCTTTCAACCGGTCGTTGTTGCTGGACGGTTGCAGGCGATAGATGATTTTGAATTGATACTGCCCCTGATACGCCCCGCGAACGTATTCCTTGGTTTTGTAGGCCCCTTGGATAGTAGAAAGCGCCATACCAGGCTGATCGGAAGGAAGATACTCGAAAGCGATATTAGCAGGCTTATTTTCGTACCGATTCAACCAAACCAGCAGTTTCCTGGAAATCTGATCGGTTTCCGCCTTGGATACCATGCGTAATGGTCTATCATCCATTCAATATCGCCTCCTTGTACTTCTTTACCCAGTTCGGCAGATTCATAGCCTTGGAAGCGTCAAACCAATGACTTTGCGCCTGTCCGTGCATCGCCTTGGTGAATACCAAGCTCTTGCCGTTTGCTACTTTAGTAGCTCCAGGCCTAGCCCACGGGCTTCCGGTATCTGGGTCGACCAGCACCTTACCTTCCCACAGAAAACGGGCATACGGTCCGGGGTATACGATGGTATCCCCCTGCACCCTAGCTCGTCCCGCAAGGGAACCTGTAAGAGCTGGGACAAACTGGTCGGTATCTTTCATGGCTTCGTTTGCCAGAACTTCCTTTGCCCGGTCTGCACGCTGGGCGAACTTGGCGGTGTCAATTTTTACATCAACCTTAACGCTAATCATCAACGCCCACCTACTTCAAAATGTTTCATCTCTTCCGAGCCGAAATCCTTCGCATCCACCGAATTGATTCTGTATACATCATCATGTGTGCGGTTAATCCACTGGAAATCCTTCTCAGGCTCTACAACCTCACCCTTGACGATGAATGTAGAAACATCGGTAGGCGGTGCAGAATCCAGCGTCCACAGGCCGCTTTTATCGGCGGCGGCATGGTATTCCTTCGGGGATACATACCGTTTGATTTCGGCTGTCTGGCCGTCGTAGGCTTTCACGTTGAATGGGATGTATACCGTCACAGCATCGGCGTTTTCCATTCCGGAAGAACGGACGTTGGCGGCCTTGGCAGCGTCCAACAGCACCCCTTCCAGCACCGTGATATTAGTCACTTGTTCAAATGTAACTTGATCTTCGGTGATGATATACAGGGTGATGGTATGTGGAAACATCGTCACCAGCAGTCACCCCACTTTGCCATCGGGTAGCCGGTAGCCTGCAAAAAGCCGGTACCTTGCAGGTAGATTAACAACGCGCTTTTTTTGCGTGCTGTTAGCAGTTGCAGGTCTGCCGCGCTCAGAGTTTTGGTTCCATAGCTCCGGGACCACCCCCCCACCGATTCGCTAGAGATGGAACCGGTGGAGGAAAAGGTCAGAGCGTTCAGCCTGTTTTCATCCTGGAAGATTTCAGCCAGCTCACAGGTAGCCATTTGCACCGCCGTTAAATCATCTCCCACCGCCGACATAGCTTTCCCACTAGTGGCGGCGTTGATGTAGGCAGTGGCGCGGGTAGCAAGGCCGTTGAAATCAGCTTCTTCAATGGCGTTGCCGCCGTATTCGTTCTTGTAAAACTCATAGGTTGCGTAAGCCATTGATTAACTCCTTTCTCAGGCTACCTTGATAACGTAAGTCTCGTCCATGCGCTCGAAGGAGGGCAGGACGATTTCGGAAACCGTGGTCTTGGTGTTCACGGGGTCAGAGGTGGTGGTCACCGCAACGGCAATGCCGGTATCAACCAGGGACACATCGGCATCGGCCTTGCCCATCAGAGTGCGCTCTTCGGGGGTGGTGCCGTACCAGGTAGAACCCAGTGCGCCCTCAGGCAGCAGGGTCACCATATCGTCGGGATAGAACTTGTGAGCAGTGCCAGCCTCATCCTTGTACTGCTTGGAGTACACGATGATGGTCACGCCAAGCTCGTTCTGGAACAGCTCATTCACTCGCGCATCGGTCATAAACACGTTGGCGGTGATGTTCTGGGCCAGCACAGCGGACTTGATTTTGGCGTTGGCTTTCAGGTAGCCCATGGTCTTCTTGCTGCACAGCATGATAGTGGGCCGGGTGCCGGTATTGGATTCGACAGAATCCAAGGCGTCCTGAATGTCGCTCATGGGGTCGGCGGTGTCGGTGGCGCTCCACTTCTTGGTTGCGGTGGTGATAGCGTTGTAGTTGTTGGTCTTGTAGCTACCGTCGGTGTCGTAGTTGTAGGAATACTGCACGCCACCAGCTTCCAGGACGATTCTGGGAGAACCATCGGTAACAGGGGCAAGCAGCTGCATACGCATACGCTCAGCCACGACACGGGCACCCTCAACCAGGGTGGAAGCATCGTCATAGATGGAGGACAGGACAGAGGCCAGGTAGGGGTCATTGCCGTCGATGATACGCATGATCTCCTGCTCATCCTCTTCCTTCACCAGCATAGACTCACGGAAAAAGGCCATCTGGGTCTCATCAACTTTGATACCCTCGCGGCTACGCAGGGTAGACTTGGCGTCGAAATTGGAGGGGGCCAGAGAAACGGGCAGGCCCTTGTGGGACTTGATCCACTTCAAATCCAGGCCCATCTTCTTCTTGGCAGGGAAAAAACCCTCACCCAGATAGGCCATACGGTTAGACGCGGCCTCGGTCTGCTGCACAGCAATAGCGGCAGCGCTGAAAACATCAGAAATGTTCATCTTTTATCCTCCTTCCTTACATGAATACGACGTTCTTCATGGCAGCCTTAGCGGTTGCATCCACGGTAACACCGGAATGTGCCTGCGCCTTGGTGGTGTTGATGTAGCCGCCGATTACGATAGTGCCCTGGGGGCGATCCTCGTAAACGTCCCGCAGCAGGACGCCGACGGCGGTAGAAGTCTGACTACCGGATTCGCCGGAAGTTGCAGCCTTTTTGCCATCAGCCGCCATAGGAGTGCCAGCCTTGCAAACGCCGCTGGTAAATGCGGTAGAATCCAGAGTAAGGGCCTTGCCCACATACTCGGAGTTGTACAGGATTTCCACATCCGAAGGTGCGGAAACCTCAGAGTATTTCATGGTGCCTAATGCCATTTTCGTCACTCTCCTTTATACTGCGACAGTACGTCGCTGTACGTTTTGTTGTTCTGCGCGGTAGCCGCACCGATGCTTTTTGCAAGAGCGATACCGATGTTTTCGGTGCCATTGTCCTTACCACCCGCGCCGACAGGTCGGCCAAAAGAAGGGGTGGGTTTGTCAGATGCAAAAGCGCCGGGGTCAGCTTCACGCTGCGCTTTCAGGAAATCGTCGAAACCTTCCAGCGCACCGTCTTTCAGGGTCAGGCCCTTGGCTTTCAGTTCGTCCCTAAAAGCGCGTTCAGCGCCCTTGGACGAAAACTTGACGTTTGCGCCGGTGATAGCAGCAGAAGCGGCGGCGGAATAGTCTCGTTCCGCAATCTGCGCCTTGTAGGCTTCTGTGTCTTTGTCGTACTTGGCTTTCAGCTCATCCATCTGAGCTTTGATCTCATCGGCAGAACCGACGTTCTTTTTCAGCTCTTCCAGGTCTTTGTCCCGGTCGGCAAGCTGGGTTTTTAGGTTTTCGGCGTCCGCCTTGGCAGCTTCGGCCTTGCCCTTCTCCCGTTCAATGTCTTTGCCGTTCTCGGTCAGAACCTTGTCGATGATTTCATCCTCTAAGCCAAGCTCTTTTAGATATTCGCGTTTCATTGTTCTCTCCCACGACTACGCTTATTTACGCGGGTTGCATCCGCTGTCGCCCGTAGTTTTACGACGTCGGGGCGGTCAAAGATAAAAAATAAGCCAAAAACCAACGTTTTAGTTGATTCTTGGCTCAAAGGCTCAGGTTATTTGGGTTTTATTCGCTTTACTTTGCTTCTTTTTGCTTACGTTTGCTTTTTGTTTGCTTACGCTTGCTTAATTTTGGTTTCGTTTGGTTATCCGGCCCATTTGATTTCACCGTACCAATCGCAACGTATACCGTTGTTTTTGCCGGTGCATTTCACCAGGACACCGCAGGCTCCCGGCTTTACCGGGTGAATCTTCTTCCCACATTCAGGGCAACAGAACCAGGTTTGTCCGTTGATTGTTTTAATCATCGTCCTCTTCCTCTTCATCCTCTGGCTCCGGGCCGTTAAAGTAGATATTGAAAAATTCATTCACAGCAACCATTTCGTTTGCGCTTTTCCCATCAAATTCCACGGTTGCAGCGCGAATAGCATCATACGTTTTCTCACACACGGTAATCTTCAATATACCACCTTCGTCCTTTCGCGTTGCAACGGCAGGTTGGCAGCTTCACTGAATAGCCTGTATTCACGGTTCAGCAAGCGAATCTTCGCTTTTGCCGCTGTTGCGTCCTTGGCGGCTTCCTCTGTTCCCAGGGATTCCGCCGCTTTCTGTATGCGCTTTTGTTTTCTGATAGATCGTTCTATCTCCCGCTGCTTTTGGGACGCCTGGTACTGGTCGTATGTGCGGCCCTGGTATTCAAATGGTGGTTGATCTATCTCGCGCAGTTGTGTATCGGTGTAGGTTCTGGAAGAAACCCCTTCAACAAATGGGTAGTAGTGATGTTTACAGTTCCACCCACCAAGGCCCGGCCCGGTACCGTACCCTGTATTTTCGACAAAATCAGGATACTTCGTGTTCTTGGGTTGCCCCGGCTTATTCCACACGAAAAGCTTCCCTTGCCACGATTGGTGGTTTTCCGGTCCGCTTCCTGTGTTTCTCGCCCCAGCATGGGCGGACACTTCGACTAGGTTAGTTTCCAGCCGCTCCATGCTTTGTTCTGCGTAGCGCTGACAGGTTTGATTCACCCCAGTCATAACGGCGCGTCGAGCGGCTACATCTGCCTGATCGTAGTGTACTCGCCCGTTGGATTCGTAGCGGATAGACGTTAGGCCACCAGCGGCAAGCTGCTTCGTGGCGTGGGCTATTGCTTCATTGTAGCTGATAGTCCCGGACATAACTTCTGTTTCTGCCATATCCAGTGCCCATTGATACGCTTTCTTGGGCTCCAGCCACTTAACGACTTTGCCGTTGCGTCGGACTGCAAAGCCCATTGATTGAGTTAGGTTTCGCAGTTCGTCCTTGGTCTGCCGCCTGATAGCCTCAACATCCACATCATCAACAATGTGGCGCGGGGCAGTAATCTCTGCTGCCGTTGCTAGTGCGCCGTAGTATTTACGGTTTCGCTCGACCACGCCATCCATGATAGCATCTACCTTGTCCAGGCTAGTTTGCGTAGTCTCCGCAATGGCTGTTGTGATTTCGTCCAGCGTTATCCCGTGGGCACGCAGTTCCCGGATATCCTCAACAGTCACTTGATTCAGATCATCGGATACCACCAGCCGCCAACAAATTTCTTGTAGAAGCCGATCTTCCAGGCCTCGGAATAGTTCGGCGATAGGCTCAGGCAGGGCATCCAGAACAGCGGGGCTGAATGGGTACTTCATTATTCAAGTTCCTCTTGCGGCTCATCGACCATTTCCTCCATCCCTGGTAGCATTGCTTTGGCAGTCTCTTCATCCTCGCCGAAATGCTTCTGCCGGAACTCATAAGCATTCAGGATACCAGCAGATACCAGTTGCAGGTCAGCCGCCATTTCTGCGCGGTTGCTCTCAGGATCATCGAGTACACCATCGCCGAAGCTGAGATGCAGCTCATAGTCCCCCTGAGGGGCCAGGGCGTACAGTGTAGCGTATACATCCATCGCATATACCAGATCGTCCAGGGCATCCCCAAACGCCTGCTGAATGTGGCTCTCGGTAATGTACTGCCGTTGCTTACTGGCCAGGATTTCCGTTGACGTTTTCTCAACACTGGACGGGTCGGAAATCGTTCCATAGGCTAGGCCTGTCTGGAATTCAATCTGTTTCAGAATGTTTTGAAAGCCTCTGTAAATGGCATCATCCCGAAAAGCTGGGCTGAATTCCTTGAAAAAATCCCCATCCTGGGACATAAACGGCCCGAACTCATAGAGCCGATTTCGTCCGAAATCACGGGCGTTCCCGCTGGTGTATTCTGCAAAAATTTTGCGTTCGCCCGATTTGAACTCCCACCACAATCTATCCCACTGTTCATCTGCATCCTTAACCAGACCAACGATGGAACCACCGAACACAGATACACCCAGGCGGCTATCAGTGTCGATGTTGTTCGCAACGGGCGGGGTGAAAAAGGCAAACAGCGGACGCTCCACACCATCAAGGGTGGTTTCATCATCCAAGGTTGCCCAGGCAGGGACCGTATCGAGCGGTACTTCCTCGCCCACTGTTCCGTATTGATTGGATTTGTGAGCTTTGTTCCGTACAACGTAGGCCGTGCGATCTCCGTCTCTCACAAACTCATGGCTTTCCAGGCGAACGTACCATTTACCGGCCAGCTGCACCCGTTCACGGAATACGCCGCCGGTGCATTTACCGGCTTCATCGAAGTTGGTAGGCTGAAATGCCATAATGCTAGAAGCATCGACTTTCAACGTTCCGTTGTACACATAAGGCCGAAGGGCCAGCCCACCAAGAGCAAGCCCCATCTCCAAATTTTTCTCAAAGCTCCGGGCCGCATCCTGGAAGCAAGCATCCAAGAACTCAGCCCGCGCCCCGCCGGTAACTGTTCCGCTGAACTCAACCAGCGCAGGCCGTGCCATTTCACGGGCGATAGCAGCAGGCAGGCCGAGCGGGATAATATCACGCTTGGCCCAGGGCGGTTCGTTGATGTACATGGAATACCACAGGTTGATATTCTGCTGCATCGTGGTACCAACCGCCGTATCTACGCCGAAATCCCTTTTAGCAGCAGCGGTAGGAAACAGCCAGTTTTTCAGATTTCGGAACGTCCTAGCAAAAAAGCTTTCCATTAGCGCACCTCCCTCCGCATTATCGTATACACGAAGTAGCGTATCATATCCATTGCGTGGTCCGATTCTTTAACTACCGCATCGGTTTCTTTTTTTTCATCCCAGCAGTAGGAACCGAATTCATCAAACGTATTTTCACAGCTGGCATCGAACAGGATTCTACCAGCTAACAGCAGGCTACCAGTAAGCCGAATACCATCTAGCACTGCATTATTGGCATCCATCACAGCAAATTTGCCGCGCCGCCGTAACGTTTCTTTGAAGGATGCCGCCGACGGGTCGACGATCACTCGCTCTATCTGGTACCCTTCTGCAAAGGCTTCCAAATCATCGGCATATTCCTCATCCGTTTTCTGGCGCTTCTGCTTTCTCCCATCGTAGTAGTATTCTTTCAGCATCACAGCTTTACCGTTTCGCAGCTGCCACAGCCCCATAGCCGTAGGATTCAACGTGCCGTAGTCGATGCTGATATAATACACACCACCGGAGTATTGTTCCGTGGCTATGTGTTTTGATTTATCGAACATCGGGTAAACTAGGCCGTCGGCTACGCACCATTCGCCCAGGATATAGCGGCGGTAGAACACGCCTGCATACATGGATTTGTACCGCTGGACGATTTCAGGTGCAAGAGCCGGATTATCGTCCAGAAGAAAGTGTAGATGCAAGGCGTTCTTTTCCCCAGCTTTTTTAATCCATTCTTGGTAGAACCAATGGGAAGGGGGGCCAGGGTTGCAATTGAACCACAACCGGGAACCGGCAATAGAACACCGGGCAAGTGCCTGCTCCACGAAAGAACGGGGTTGAAGCGCCACTTCGTCCAGCAACACCCCCGCCAGCGTTCGGCCCTGAATCAGCATGGACGAACCCTCATCCTTGCCGCCGAACACTTCAAACACATTTTCATGTTCGCCATCGTTGACCACCATCACCTTATCCGTGCGTTTCCAGGTAACCTGATATTGGCTCGTTACCCAATCCACCTGCATATATGGGATGATGATGTTTTTAACGGTGCTGTCCACACTTTTCCCACAGATAGCGAACCGCTGGCCGTCATAGCGGCGCATGGCATCATCGACAAATGCAATCGTCATCAGGGATGTTTTGCCCGAACGGATAGCTCCATCACAGATCAGGGCATTGTATCCAGTAAACGGGAAAGCCAGGATTTTGCGCTGTTTTTCACTTAGCACAATCATCACCCGTTCTTTCCCGTTCCATGCGTTCTGCATCTTCCAACAGCGAACGGGTAAGATCGTCAACCTGTTTCTTCCGCTTGCCGTATCCCTTACCAACGGAAGTATACCGTTTTGCCAGACTATCACCAGCCTTTAGCCGGTCGGCTAAGGAAGCATCCAGTCCGAATTGATCTTTTACCCGTCCACGCATTACATCCGAATAGAATTGCATTACTTCTTCAATGCCTGCAATGCGTTCGTTGTCCAAATTCTTCTGAAAATGTTCGAGATAGGCAACTATCTTAGGGTTTCCCAGGGTTTCGTCCGCAATCGCCGACGCACTTCTTTCTGAATACCCTGCTTCAATCGCTGCCTTGGTTTTATTCCCGTATTTCAGATATAAATCAGCGAATTTCCGCTGTTTCAGCGTTAAGCCAAACTCATCTCTCTTCAAGCGGAATCACCGCCGTAAATCTGGGCCAGCTTCTTCACAATATCGGCTAACTGGTAGCTTTCCATGATGGCGCTGTCCCGCATACGTCCAGCAGCATTTTCTTTCTTTTCAGTAAGCACGAACTTAGTCACCATCCTTCCCGTTTTTTCGGAATACGCCTGCATCTGGTTCAGTTTGATAAACCGTCCCTTTTGGCACAGGGCGGTTTGCAGCTTAGTTGCAACCTTTCTTAGGTTCATCGTTATTCCTCCTGCACCCGTCTCTTCCGAGCTGTCAGGGCGGGTTTCCATCGCCCCAGCATCCGCAAATGCTAACCGCTATTCTGGTAGCAGGCCCCGGTAACTACCCGGATATAGGCTATTGCCAGCCCGCCATATTGCCCCACAGCGGTGTTGGTGCTGTACACACACGCAACAGTGTTCCACCGTGGGGAATCGCCGATTTAGTACGTTCATCGGCTACTGTATACAGTGCAGTCGCTGGGCCTTGAACCCATTCCGCCGAATCTTGGCGGCGCACCTTCTGCTTTCTTGCATATATCCCCGTCTTTCCGGGGTGCCAGGTGTTTCAGAGGATTACACCATAACCCATCCGGCGGCAGGAGTAGGATTTGAACCTACGCAGGCTGTAGCCCATACCGCATTAGCAATGCGGCCTCTTAAACCAATCTTGAGTATCCCACCGTATGCCTAACCGGAATCCAACCGGGGCCACCAGGTGAGTGATGGAGCTGCTTTTACAGGCCGCAGCTTACCGAAGGAGCATTCCCTATGGAAACAAAAAAGAGAACCGACAGAGCGGAAAGCCAGCAATCGGCTCCTGCACCGATAGCCAGCATATAGAAAGAACTCCCGGCGCAACTGCCACGTCGAAGACGCTGGTGACACACCCTTGCGTTATCCGGCGGCGTTCTTTCATATATCCCAACCTGCGCGGGTCGTGGCATCCCTACCGTGCCAGATAATAGGACGCTCGCCGCGCTTGGTTAGGTGCTGAAAAACAAAACACAAAATGATGGTAGGAGCAAAGCTTTCACCACCTTTCGTATTTTATTTTTCCCTTTCGGGATGGTCCTGGGATTCGGAATTGAACCAAATCATACACACCAGCGCCCAGGATATGGAGGGCGGGGCAGGGGAAGAACCCCCGCCCCTATACCAAATAGGAGGGGTGGCTATTGCCGCCGCCACCCGGCGGAAGAAGCGTGCGGAAGCCCGAAAGGACAAAGACTTCCTTGCTATTATTATACCATAATCTACCGTATCGTTCCACGAAAATCTGTGTTTTTGCTAATTCTTTGGACAATATGTCCATCTGTTAATCAGCATATTTGAAAATCACGCCGTCGATGAACGACTTATTTCTAATTCGTCTGTGCAAGCCGCTTGTGGATAGGTAATTTTCCTGTGCAGCAGCCCTTGCACTGGGATAGAATTTCAGCACCTTACCCCATTTGTCCGTCTTGGCCACAATTCGGCAATTTGGACTTCTACGTTTTCTGTTCAGTTCCGCCCTAGTCACAAATTCCAGATTGTTCACCGCACAGTTTCGATAGTCCCCGTCCTTGTGGTGTAGAATCATGCCCTCCCGCTTCCCACCAAGGAATACATCACACACAACATCTTTTACTCGAATTGTTTTACCAGCAATTTGAATAGTGACGTTGCCGTTGTGCGACTGTTGGCGCATGATTCGCGGATTTTCAGCCCTTTCTCTGGAATGGTCCCAACGTTGTTTTATCCAGCTTCGGATTTCGCCAAAATTAGAAACATCATACCACCCGTCAGTGCCGGGAATCGGCAGCCACACCTCTCTCAAATCTGCCCCCCAATTCTATCAAGCAGGGCCACAAGACCCCGCACTTCCAACGGATCAACGCCCGTTTCCTTCTTCAACTTATCCAGGCGATAGGTGATAGTGTGCCGGTGGCAAAATAGTTCCCGCGCCACCTTGCTAATCATCATGCGGTTCCTTTCCATCGAGAGAAGGATCTTCTTATCGAAATCATCCATATTATCCTCCCGCTTTTTTCAGCTTCCAGAAATCATTGATAGCATCCCGAACCGGGTCCGTTTTACGTTGTGATCTAGCGTACTCTAATATCTCCAAATCACGCTCATAATGTTCTTTGCACATCTGCCGTCCTGGTAGCGCTGGGCGTTCGCAGTAACGGCACTCCCCTGCTGGTTTCCGTATATACCGTTCTCTGTGTTTTCTGTTGCGTCGCAACCTACATTCATTGCAGAACGACTGCCCTTTGTAGGCCGGTTTGCCGCATGCTGTACATAGCCCTGCCGCTTTTCGCTGCGCGTACAAGGTTTTCATACTTTCCCTGTTGCGCTCTTCACGCTTTTTCTTTTCATCTTGGGATAGCTTGGCGTTGCAGGCGTTATTTGCCTCTACGCTGATAGATAAGCACTCCAGACATTTATACCGCCCAGGGGCGGCGCGTTCCTTCATACACCGAACGCACAGCCCCCTAGCTTTTGCCCATTCATAACTCTGCTTCTTATACCGCAAATCCCGTTGTCTGATTTCCTGCGCTGTCAGGGCCATTATTCAACGCCCCCGGTTATCAGTTCGGAGTATGGGAGTGTTTCGATCCAGTGGCAGAACTCCCTCCACTCGGTGAGCTTATGATTGCGCCGAGCGCGGTAAATGTTGGCCAGAACTTCATAGTTTAGCATATAGGTAGAACGCTGCATGTATCCTGATGGGAGCAAACACCTAATTGCTTGGAATATGTTCGGGTCCTTTGTCTCCAGGTATTCTTCGCGCATAGCGTTCATCGTATTCAAGATCCTCTCCCATGTATAACACATCTGGAAAAGTTCTTCGTACTCAGAGTGTTCCATGGTCCATTTTGAATTATACGCCTGTCTTTTCGTGATCCCGTATTTTTCTGTGAGCTTCTGGTAATGCAAACCAGAATGAACGTCGGAGTAGAACTCCATTCGTTTGCTCGCAGGAATCACACTCGCAGAGCTTTTCCACGAGATGTATCTTGAACGCAAACTTGACAGGTTCTTGTATAACCCGTGCCCTATGGCATGTTGCATGTTCTCGCGAGCTGTTACCCATTCCAGGTTTTCAACGGAATTGTCTCCTTTGTTCCCGTTTTTATGGTTTACCTGCATTTTGCTTCCGCCATCTCCAAGCCATGCAAAGGCAACAAGCCTGTGTAGCAGAATGGTTCCAGAACCTCGACCTGACTTCCTGATGTAGAAATACCCACCTTTATTTTGGAAGACGGAAACCTCCTTTTCCTCGAAATGTCTTGTTCTCCCATATGTATCCGTGTATTCAAACTTCTCCTTTACGACTCGCCCGTTTCTGTAGACGCGATATGTTCTTCCGTTTTCAATTTCGACTCGTTTGAAGTCGCTCGTCTCATACGGATAGGTCATTTTGTACACGGTCTTTTCGGGCTTCGACAGAACATCGTAAATCCGCTCATCGAATACACTGAAGTCCCTTATCGTAAATGGTCTGGATACGCCTTTGTGCATGAAGCTGCAGCTATTCCTGACGGTTCCAACTTTGTAGGTATCAAGTTCAGAAATCCAATACAGCGGCGCAGTCACATCCACATACACCACGATCATCCGCATAAATTTGCGGTGGTCAGTTCCGGCCCTGGCAAGGCGCTGCATCAACTCGAAGTCGTTCTTTCCGACGCAGAAGATGTCCTCTTTGAAGTAGTCCTCGTCTCTACGTGGGCAACCTCCATGAACTCCCACACGGCAATCCTCGAAACCGTCCACGCTCTTGCACAGTTGGCTGTCCGACCGTTCCCAGGAGTTCATGGGGTTCCGCATCCCCCGGATAGCGGCTTCCCAGCCCACTACCTCTGTGTGTTCAAATTCGATCATTGGTTCTCCTTTCCAACTTGTGCTTTTTTTGCACATATTCCGCGTTTTTATCAGCACAAAACCCCATCCACCATCACGAATGTCGGAATATTATACCTGTTAGCGGCGGCGGCTTCGACGATACAGCCCCTCGTAAGGTGCCAATTAGCGCACAAAATCACAGCATCCGCGTCCGCCATGACCTTCAGGCTCTCGCCCAGAAACCACAGCGGCTTTGCTCCGGCGGGAGCACCTTGGAAAAAACTCTCCAGGGTCTCCACATCATCACCCCACTTGGCTTTAGCGGCCTTGATAGCTCGCTCCCGTTCTGCCAGGATTTCAGCATCGGTTTTGCCCCGCATGGGCTGAGAGATAAAGATTTTCATTCGTTTTCCTCCTTGTTTGCTAACTCCCCGGCGATGCTTCCATAGCCGCAGAGGTCGATGTAGTTATCTGTGTGCTGAGGGTTTGCTTTGGCTCGTGCCACCTTTAACAGGGACATCATCATAGCCACGTCAAAGGGGTCGAAATCGACGCCTTTGTAAGCTGCCCAGAGGTTGGCAATATCCTGGAAACAATCTTCTGGTTCCCCGTACTGATCGTTTCGCTCTTTGCAGACACAGGTTGCGGCGGCATCTAGGATGGTTTTTCTGGTGGCGTCCTTCTTCTCTGCGTTCATCAGAACGGTTGCGTCACGGTAGTCAGAGAGTAGCTTAGTTGCCAGCTTAAGCAGGTGGCTGATACACTCCGTACTTCCTCTGTTCCCATCGTTGTAAGGACAATCCTCGCAAAGCTTATCCATCAAACAACAATCCAGCCCTCCAATGACACGCTCGATCAAAGCCACATTTTCCGGTATTCTAGCCGGTTTTTCCTTTGGCTCGTTTTCTCCGTGAATTTGCTTGATTGTTTTGTCCCAATACCACAACGCATCGTTCGGGTTGCCGCGTTCAGGGCCAGCCCAACCGCACTTCCGACACACGGCGCGGAACTTTCGCTCTCCACGAATGATTTCTTCTTTGGAAAGGGTCATTTGTTTGACCTCCATGTTTGCTTTGCCACAAACAGGGCAGGGTTCATGCTTCTTCATTGCGTCTCCTTCCTTTTCGTGATGAGGATTCATTCTTTCAAATACCTCAACGATCAAAACATTCCAAACCTTCACTGCTTCCTCTGCGGTTTCTGCGAACGGTCCAGTAAAGCCACACTGTTTGCACTTAACACGAGCACACCCTTTCCCGTCGCTTTCCCTGAAAATGCCCCTCACAGAAACCTTTTGATTCCCGCACTTAGGGCAGGGCTTGATTTCCAACTCCATTATTTCCCCTCCATTTCTTCCAGCCGCTTCTTGTGCCGTTCCCACTTCCAAACAGAAATATCCGCATTGGGTTTCAGCTCAAGGGCGATAGCGCAGGAAACAACGTCGGTGTATTCTTCGTCCAACTTATCCAGGTAGATCGTTCCGTCCTCTTTAACCGGGTTATCTCCCCGT